CAAACTCACTAGATCGTCATACTCAAATCCGAATTTGTCCAATAAATTGTAGAATACAGAGACCCAAAGATAAGAGTCATATGATAGCTGCTCACCATCTGAAAATACTGCCGCCGCAAATGAATAATCTTTTGACTTGGTATCTTCTTTACCTCCATCAACAGTGGTTTCAATATAATCCCAAGCCGTATGTTTAATATCTTCTTTAACAAATTCAAATAATGGTTGCGGTAAAACATTATCAATTCTTTCTAGACTCATTTAACTTTTTCGCCTCACGTTTCATATACTCTGCGATTGATAATCCCTCTTCGGTAGCAATACGCTCTAATTCCTCAAACTCTTTTTTTAGTTCTTCATCTTCAGTCATGATAGATCTTAACCTTCTCATCAACATAGTCTAGCTTCTCTTTAGCTGAGTTGATCTCATCTTCTAGAATCTGAATTTGTTTTGTCAGTTTAGCATGCTCGACTTTGTTAGCGGCTGACATCGCAGAAAGCTTACCGACCAAGAACAGATAATCTTGTTCCATATCTTCTACTCTCATTTCGAGTACAGCAATTTGATCTGACTGAACTAATAGTTCTTCTTTGTTGTCGGCGATTTCGCCATTCATACCCATCAACACTAATAATAAAAATGCACTTACTGGTTCCATAGTATATTCTCCTTATAATAATATAAACTATATATACGTCAAAGGGGAGTCCTTCCTAGGTGACTCCCCTCCTATCTCCGCTGTTCGTCGGAAGACCACGCACCACTCCAAGCTGATGGACACTTACCATTCCCTGAGCTGCAGACTACAAGGGTGGATTTTAACTGGCGATTGCGGAAGGACTCGAACCCTCAACCTGCTGATTAGAAGTCAGCTGCTCTATCCAGTTGAGCTACGCAACCTTAGACCGATGGAGTTCTATTTACGCATATTGCTTGCGTATCAGGTGGGAACCATCCATCCTTTCCACCACGTTGCTCTGAAAGAATTTCTCTCGCTTCGAAGCACTTAAACATGTCATCATATGAACCCATTTGCGTCGTCTTTAGTTCACCATTGATGAACACTAGATACACTAGAGTCCACATAATTATCTCCTATTTCTGAAATGGCACCTCATACAAGAAGCCATCATATTTAAACTTGATAATTGAGTGGCTGTATACCTGTTTCGTTACATCACGATAAGTTTGTACATCTTCACAAACACGTTGTTGTTTGTATCCCACGATACGTTGTTCGGTTTTAGGTTTGGCACCTTTGTCTGCACCAATCAATCCACCAATCACCGCACCAGCTGCAGCACCATCATCCTTACCAGTCACACCCTTCCCTAAGATGCCACCGATAATCATACCAGCCAATGCGCCTTCAGCAGCATTACCTTGCTTCTTTACAGTCTCGTAGATTGGAACCTCAACAGTATTACAAACTGTTTCCGTCACAGGAATTGTTTCCGTGACAGTCTTGGTTCGATCAACAACTGATACATTAGACACATTGCCAGCATACGCTGGAGAGGCTACAGCCAGTGCGGTTAATATTACGATTGGTTTCATTTTACATAATCCTTTCTAAGACTACTTATCGAATACGCCCCTAGTATCTCCAATCGCTCCGCACAGCCTTATTGACATTGCTGCTCTAGTTTGATTGAAACTAGCCAAGATGCTTTTAGCAGCGCTGGTCCTCTGCATGGACGCATCCGAAAAGTAGTCTCTTAACGTTATAAAATTTCCATTGTTAGACTGATTATAAGAAGCAGGACGCCACCATACATAATAGCCTTTAGCAATATGTATGTTACTAGATCATGCATTAGTGTAACCAACCTGTTAACAAGTCATAGAAGATTTCTCCATCACTCATCATTTCTTCGATTTCTGCTTCAGTAGCAGGGCGACCGTTATATTCAGCCGATTCAATATAAGCATCACAAAATTTAGGATAGTCGCTCATATCAACATCAGCAAATTCAACGTTAGTAATAGCATTCACATTAATCATTATATATCTCCTTATGCGAAGTAGTTGTCAACAAGAACTTCAAAGCACTCATACAAGTATTCAGTAGCGTAGAACATTCCGAGCTCTATATTCAAGTCAGCGTCTACGAAGTTCCAATTCATGCCACCACCTTCATGTTGGTTAGCAGGATTAGATACAGCAGCGTTGAAGCAATCAATCACGTCTTGTTTAATCATAGAACCGTTTGGTAGTAGCATTTGAATACCTTTCTTTAACTTACAACTCTAATATAGAGCATTCGATCCTAAATGTCAACAAAAAAGTGAAAAAAAGATTTGTTTAAAATCAATGACTTAGACATTTATTCCAGAAAAATCTTTACGCCCACGTTTTTTAGTTGACCATCTCATGCTGTCGTCTTCACGTGCACGTTCCGAGTAGTCACCCTTATCGAATACACTGCCGCTATCCACAATACCGTCCTGGGCAGTGTCTTCAGCATCATACAGTTTCATCTTAGAACGATCAACGCCGACCACAAACCGTTTGTTGTAACTCGGATCACCATAACGGTTCTTCAACTGCTTGACCATAATCTGATCTAGATCCTGTAGTTCCTCAGTCGATATAAGAGCGATCATAAAGTCAGCTGTTGCAGGCAAACCAAACGACTCAGAAGTATCAGTCAAGTCAACATCACTGCTGGCGTAACCAGAGCGAGTAGTTTGTGTAGCAGATACGATAGGCAGGTTAAACTCAACAGCAAGCCCACGCATCTCTTCAGCGATTGCTTTGACAAGAGTATACGAGTTGACCGATCCACCAGCCTTCACACGTGATGAAGCACAGATGTTCAGATAGTCGATGTAGATAATATCTGGCACAAACCCCTTCTTGAGCTTCAGCTCATTCATCAGATGTCGGAAGTGGCCAACGTGAGCAGCCGCTGTAGGATACTCTTTGATGATCAGTTTACCAGAAGTTTTGTTCTTTACTCTATCAATCTTCTTCTCATACATCGGACGAGGAAGATCAAGCAGACTGTCAATGTCAACGTTGAGTAAGTTAGTGTCAATACGTTGGGCAATCTTTTCTTCTGCCATCTCCATAGTGATATAGAGAACGTTCTTACCTTCCATCAGGTTGTTAGCAGCACAGTGACACATGAACAATGACTTACCAACACCAGTACCAGCCAAGACGATATTCAGAGTTTTCTTTGGTAAACCACCTTTCGTAATATCGTTTAGATAGGACAAGTCGAAGGGGATACGTTCCTCTTTTTTATGATAGAAGTCATACCGCTCTTCAGCGTTGTCAAGGAAGTCGTGACCGATATATGGGTCGAAGCTGACAGACAGAGCCTCAGATAGAATTTCAGGGATAGCCCCCTTCTCATTCTTTGAGTTACCATCAATAATCGCAATTGACTCCATGATCGCATTATACAGTGACTTTTCTTGACACCACTTCTCAGTCGTATCCACAAGCCATTTCTCATCAGCCTTGTTATGTTCGATAGATGAGATGCGTTCTTTGATCTCACCGAACTGCTTATCACTGATATTGCCCTTACCATCTATCTCGATGATAAGAGCTTCCTTAGTTGGCAGTCCGTTGTATTTGTTTACATAGTTATAGATCTCTTCGAAGATAATCTTCTCATTCGGGTCAGAGAAGTATGAAGATTTAATATATGGTAAAGTGCGTCGAGCATAAACCTCATCATAGATAAGGTGTTCAAGTATTACTGTCTCGGTCGAGCTCATTTAAAGAGTCCTCAATAATTTCTACAAGTATATCCCCAATTATAGTACCACTTTCTTCTGAAGACAAGTCTTCATTTTTGGGGTTCTCTAGTTCAAGTGTGTTAAAACTTAAAGTCATGCTGCCGTCTTCATGCGTCTGTTCCTGAAAAGATACAGTATCATACTGATAGACCACCCCTTCGAGTGGTCCTTCTAGTATCTTGATTGCCGCATGAGAATCGTGAAATGCCTCTGGGTGGCTGTCTAATATTTTATACTTCGTCATCAGCCATTTCCTGTTCAACACTCACTTCCATACCACCATACATAAACTCAGCTTTGGCAGCAACCTCTAGTTGCTCCATGATATCGTCTGTAAAGTATTCTTCTGGGTTGGAGTTAATAGCCTTACCAAACACCTTACGACCATCTGGCATTTCATACCGTGTAGACACTTTCTTGATTACGTTATACTTCTCTGCCAGATCTAACAGCCCATAGTAGCGATCAAGACCTTTGTCAAACGATAGCTTTACTTCAACCTTGCTTTGCTCTTTGGTGAAGCGTGACTTATGCATCGTAACCTTAATGATGTTACCGACGACATCTGTACCGTCTTTGTCTTTCTTCTTACCCAGCATAGCGATAGAAGATGCTGCATACTTCAGACCAGAACCACCACTGATTTCCTTTGTAGGAACATACGCACCGACGACATCGTAAACATGGTTTGTTACGAGTAGAGGTACATTTGCTTTCGCCAACTTGAGCGATAGCACACGGAACGTACCACGCAGCAACTGAGCTTTCGTCATGTCACGTGCTTGTTTACCAGACTCTACATCTTCTAGTTCTTTCGCTGATGACAGCATACCCAACGAGTCAAGCACCATCATCATTGGTGGCTTTTCATCGCTATCAATGTAGTTTGACAGAACACGTGTAGCGTTTGTTCGGAACTCTTCAATAGATGCT